GAACACTTATAGTAGGTGTTACAGCCCCAGCAATACTAATCTCTAAACTATTAGCATCAATTTTATTTGTATTTCTAACTATATTGTCTACAATATTTTTGATACCTTCTGGTAAATTTAAAACTAGTATAAATTTATCTTGTCTGTTCTTATTAAGTGGTGCTTGGTTCATACTCTAACATATCCTTCTGCTTCTAATTTGTCCATATCTGTATTATAATTAGGACCTTCGTCTTGTCCAAAAATATTTATGTCTTCAAAGTAAACTGGAGGCGGTATCCAGGTATCGTCAATATTTTGTAGTTTATAATCTTGTAAAAAGTTACTAAACTTTTGATCGATATATGGTCCTAATTCTAATTTTGCTGGGCGTTGATTATCATCAATTTCTACAACATTATAATATTTTTGTATAACACTATTTTCTAATATTAATAACGCCCAAACCATAGCCATGACTCGGTCGTCCATATCGAACCCAGGTTGAGCAGCCCAGGATCCGTTTGGATATCTTACGAAATTTTTGAGCTCTATGACTGCAGTCTTTGATCTTACATCAACACATTTAAGGTCATTGATCCAATATCTCATATTAGTAACACCTTTATATTTGGTATTAGTATGAGCGTAAACTCCTAACCGATCAAATTTAACTTGTCCTACTTTCGGAGACCAATTAACTATACTTCTATAATTGTACTGATGATATAAATTATCTACAACTTGACTACCACAATTATTTCTTTCTATTAATACGGGTGGTGCTCCCCAATGATAACAAATATCACGAACTTTAGTAGTAAATTCAAATGGATTAATTTCATTACTTACATATTCTGCAACTTGTTTTATGTCTTGTAAATCAGTTATATCTAAGACTTGTATTACACTATAGTTTTGCCCAACACCTTCTGCTACATCAACACCTATAGTATATAAATGCTCTTTATCAGGCTCGTCCCACACACTGTAACATCCATTATCAAACACATATGTTGGTTCTTTTGCGGCGGCAAGAAGTTTCTCATAAAAAATTTCATCAATAAAAGAATCTCCAGTATCAAGGAATTTACAATCGAACTCTTGTGCAAAAGCTTCTTCACTGCCTATAGATTTAATTGTATCTCGTTTCCATTGTTCATCTCTCCCTGGAACTTCATGCCATAATATTTTTTCTGAATGCCAATTATTTGTCCCTTTTTCTGCTTCTGTGTATAATGTAAAAAATAGATTACCACTACCATTAGGAGTAGATGCTACAAATATTTTAGATTTAATTGATGCAGAAATGATTGGGTATACTGAGCTCCAAAATTGTTGAACAAGATTATTTGGAATAAAAGCTAGTTCATCTAGAATTAGTACATTAACAGACTCGCCGCGTCCTGCATCCGAACTTGTAGTACTAATACCAATACTACTACCGTTTGCTAATTTCATGGAAGTTTTACCGTACTCTACAACTCCTGGTTTGAGAAAATTTGGTAAATTTTCATATGCGAGTCTAACTCTTCCAAAAATACTAATAGCAGTCTGTTCTTTATTAGCAACAATTAATATACGTTGATCGTCTTGAAAACAAGCAATCCATAAAGCATAAATCGTCATCATAGTAGTTTTTCCAGTCTGTCTACTAGCTAAGCAGGCTACAAATCTATGATCTCTTAAACTACGTAATACTCTTTTTTGATAAGGATATAAGCTTATTAACATTCGACCGCGATCGAGATTAACAATATGAAAAAAGCTTTCTGCAAAATGAAGAATGTTCTGTCTTGATTTCTTAAGAGACTTAACCATTTCAGGAGTCCAGGTGAATTCCATATTAGGTGTGGGTAAGTCTTTATTACCTAAATAAAATTTATCGTCTTTTTTTAGCCTCGGCACTATAAATATTTACATGACCAGCAAAGATTTAAACTCTATTAATGAAGCCTTTGTAAAAGCTACGACAAAGGTAGTTGCTGAGGGTACTGAAAAACCAGAAGAAAGGGTGACTGAGCAATTCAAAGATAAGGCAAGTGGTACACAATTTGGACCGAATGATCCTGATGATCCGTTCAATAAGGATAAGAAAAAGGATAAGGATAAGAAAAAGAAGGTAAAGGAAGATCTCGGACCAGTAGGACGTGATCCTGCAGATTATGGTGATGAGCCTTTAGATGACGATTGGACTCCAGAAAAAGGTGATACTGTTGAAGTCGAGCATCCAGGTTCAGATAAAAAAGTTGGAACAATAGTTGGTATAGTTGATCCTGATAAACGGGATGAAGATGTACCAGTTAAATATAATATTGAATTTCCCGACGGGAGTTCGGCGGTTCATCCTAAAGATCATATAGTACTAGACGAACCGAGTGAAGATGAACCAGGACCTGATGCTGAGGATGATGCAGGAGATAGTGGCGAGGATCCATGGAATATTGAAACTAGTAAAGTTAATAATATAATGGCTGAATTTGAAGATATGTTGTGTTCTAGTCGATATAAAGTTCGCGAAAAAACCGAAGCTACTAAAGATTTTAAAAAGCCAGATGAATCTGTTTCTGGTGTTGATAAGAAAACTCAACGACCAAAAGGAGAAGTTGATGCAGAGGATGTTGATGCGTCTACAGAGAATGTAGAAGACGATTTACAGGAACCTGTAGAGGCAGATAAAAAAGATGCTAAGAAAGAGAAGAAAGTTAGTAAGGAGAGTATAAATAATTCTAACAAAGGTAATATTATGTCAGAAGATAAATCAATATTTGATAAACTCTACGAGCAAGTAATGAGTGAAGATGATGACTTTGAACTCGGGTTACCGGGTGATGACGTTGGTCTTGATGTCGGTGATGAGCTCGGAGATGAAGGTGGCGAAGACGTCACGGTAACGCTAAGCCCTGATCAAGTCGACGCGTTAAAGGCTGTTGTTGATCAATTCCCATCTGGGGATGATGATCTCGAAGATGAGCTCGGTCTTGGCGATGATGAGCCTGTAGAGGATGAAAGTTTCTGAAGAAGGCGACGAGACTACATCTGGGAAGCCGACAAGCGACGGTACAAAACCGGGTGTAGATCCTTCGAAGAGCGGTCATCACACAGACCCTGCTGCTGATAGTTTAGGCGGAAAGGTTTCAGGTACTGGTGATGCGAAAGTTACAGATGATGATCCAACAACCGGTAAAGATACAGGAGAGGGGAAGAAAGTCGGAGTTGCAAAGAATTCCGGGAAGCCTGGTAAACAAAAAGCTAACGCTAAGATATAATATAATTAAAACATAGTACCTTTGAATGTCCCTTACAATTGTAAGGGGCATTTTTATTAAATAATTAAAATGTTATTTACTCGTAAATTTCTTGAAGCTTTAGGACTCCCGGATTTATATAAATTAAGAGGTAGTACAGGATCAGGAAGATTGCGTCAAAATTTATTACCATCTAGTCATCGTACTAATGCTAAATATCCTCGTAAGTTAACAAGTTTAAAAGCAGTTCAAACCGGTGTACGTCTTTTAAATGATCAAGAAGCACAAGAGATAAAACAATTATTTAAAATTACAGATCTTGAGGTGAGTGGATCTAAAAATTTAGGCAATACAGGAATAACAATGTATATTGACAACAATCGATATTTTATTAAAAAGTAATGGCATCGGCATGGAGCACAGATACAGTAACTGCAGTTAATTATCATAGCGATGCAGAGGATCTTACACGGTTTAATAATAAATCGTTAGGTGCAAATGAACGTAATCAGACATATAAGAGATGGTGGAAAGAGCAAATAAGACTGTATGGAACTAGTGTTAGTTATTATGTTCGAAAGTTTGATTTAAGTAGCACCGATAAAGTGTACGGTGAAAATCCTTATCAAGGGTATCAAGTTCCACAAACACTTACTATGTTATTAGATTTAACTGATGGTGCGATAACGTATTCTCAATATGGTTTAGTATCTGATGATGAATTAGCAGCTGTAATAGATATTGAAACTTATCAAAAAACACTTTCTAGTTATTATCACGCGGCTGGGTTTACTGGAACTTTAAGCGCAGAGCCGAATGCGGGTGATGTTTTTCAATTAGTAGAATATGGAGATGATCGGCCGGTTGGGCGTGATGGTAAGATATTTGAAATTACTGAACGGCTAGATGAAACTATTGGAGAGATCAATCAACTTCAAGGTCATTATGTATTCAGACTTCGTGCTCGTAGAAATGATCATACATTCTTACCCGGGTTACCTGCTGAAGCTAAATCTACTCAAGTTACCGACACATCCGGTATTGGTCCGTTAACAGCACTAGAAACAGATTATATTAATGATATAGATACAGAGCAAACGACTTATTTTGATTACGGTACTAATGACGATGTGTATGGTGATTATTATTAAATTCGTATTCTACATCTTTTAATACTGAGTGATATCTTTCATTAATATATTTGTTAATAGGAATTGGTTTCAAGCAATCTTTAACTCCTCTTTTTTCCGACGCCTCAGCAATAATATTTACAGCTTCAAATAAACATAACCATCTTGCTAGCGGGGAATAGTCTTTTGTTACTGTAGGATCTGTTGTTGAATTACTTATCATAAAGTATTTTTGTTAGAAGAACGGTATCAAAATTGATTTGGATTTTATTATCGGCATTACATTCTTCACAAGTAAATTTATTTTCTTCACTTAAATTAATATATATATTATTCATTACTTTGCATTTTTGACATTCAACTAAAATTCGATTTTGTTCAGCTAATTGAGATAAAAACAATGCTTCTTTTTCGAGATTTAATCGAGCAATATATCTAAGAATATTATTATATATAAAAAAGAATAATATTTGGACACCGGTTGCTCCTAATACTACTTTTAAAAATGTAGTAAGTGAGGGATAAAATAAAACTGTTATACCGCCTACTGAAATTGAAATTAGAAATACAATAAATAAACTCTTAACTATCTGTTTCGTCATGATCTAAATCTTCCGATATAGATTTTATAAGATCTTGAATTTTTTGCAACTTTAAAGTTGCAGATTTAACAATTTTTTCATCTAAATGTACGGAAGGATTTTCAAAAAGTTGATTTAATAAATAAGTAGCGTCTGATACGTTTTTAAAAGCAGAACCTAATTGTTCAATTAAATGATCACCTGGAAACGGTACTAATTCAGCTTTAACTTGATTATAAGTAGCTGGGCTTGCTTTTGCAATATCAGCTAACGTTTTTGTAGTTGGTCGAACGTGTCTAGACTTTACGTCTTTCCAATACTTGTTAGTGTACTTATATAAATCTTCGAAAAGTAGGCCTTTCATCGTAAGTATTTAATAAATAGTTACATGGGAAAGTTTGAAAATAAATTTTTATCTTTACTTAAGGAAGATGAATTTGGGGCAGTAACACCAGATGTTGCTCCAGCGGTAGATGCAAGCCCAGAAGATGATCAACAATCTTTTACGAATGCTTTAGATGAACCTGAGCATGCTAATGATTTTGAGGATGTAGTGGATCAACACCCAAACGAACTTGAGGAACTAGAGAATCTACAAGAATGGATTGGTAATATTGATGAAGTATTAGATTATCTTAATGGTGGTATTAGTAGTATTTTAGGCAAATTAAGAACAGATAATAAAGTAGGTACTATTTTTGCTGACGTATCAGATGCGACAAAGGGCGAAATTCTTGATGTATGTGAGAGATTAGCTAGTTTAAATGAAGTTTTCAAAAATTTATATATAGAAAAACATAAATAATTAAAATATTATGGCAACACGAGCAGAATTACAAAAAGCAGTAGATGGTGCGCAAGCGGCTGCAATTGAAAAGCGGTCGGCATGGAAAGCATCGATTCCTGGAGGTGATGCAAAGATGACTACTGACGAGCAGAAGAACGTAGATAATCTTGAAGCTGTATATTTTGCAGCAAAAAGTACCAGAAAGGAGGCTGAAAGAGCATTAGCTGCATGGACACCTCCCGTCGCTGCGGCCGCAGTTGATACAATATCGAAGTGGGATAAGAAATGGATTCTTCATCATGCTGGCCCTAGAGGCTTAACTGATAAAGCGTGGGCTGATACGATAGCTGGACCGAGACCAGCAGGATGGCAAGGATATTAAATTCGAGATAATAGTAATTTACCTTTTAGTTCGTCGTAACTATTTTTAACTATAAACCGTGATGTAATTTCGTCGCGGTTTATTTTTGTGCATAAGTCATTAAAGTCCTTATATTGTGATAATTCCTCAGGCCATATAAAACATTTTTCCCCTTGACTAAGTAATGATATAGTTTTTTCCTTAGCGGTTTGGTCGCATCGTTGATTATCTAATACCCATATTCTTTTGTGAAATGGTTTTTGTATTATTTGTTGTTCTTGTTTTTTGGTAAAACAGGAGTTACCTCTACTAATGCCTCCTACAGCAACCCCGTTTTTAACAAAAAAACTATCTATTGGACCTTCAAATATGAAAATATAATTTAAATTATTCTCTACTTTATCGATATTAAATATTGTTTTATCTGCGCCTATTTTTGATAGATACTTCGGCTTTGTATCCCTTTTATTTTGTTTTAGTTTTCTTGACTGATAAAATACAATTTCATTATTATCGTAAAATGGTATTATAATTCTATTTTTATGTACAAAATCATTTCTACTAAACCACAAAGATTTAGGCTTATTAATTGCCGTAAACAATCTTCTCTCTTTACATGTAATTATAGCGTATGTTACCATAAGCTCGTGACTATAAAAACTACATTGAGCTTTATCATATAAATTAATACAATCTCCTGGTAGAGAAGGTGGAGGCTTATCAAGTATGAATTTATCTTCTTGGTCGACAGGTATATTAAATACGTCTATATCTTTACATTCATTAACTATATCAATATAGTTTTTACCTGTTACTTCTTGTACCCATTTAATTGGTGAACCGCTCCAACCACAATTATGACAAAAAATGTGATCTTCTTTTACTATATAATAAAGTCTTCTTTTTTTATTCCAAGACTTACCTTCTCTACAGATAGGACAGCCACCTTCATATACATTGGTTAATTTTTTATACTTCGGATACCCGGCGTATTGATAAAATTTCTCGACAATATATTCTTGAGGTATTACTTCATTTAGCTTCATCTACTGGTCGAACATCAATTACATGTTTTGTGATAAATTGTCCTGTTCGAGGGTCAGTATAATGCGCTTCAGTACGTATTTCATTACCCATTCTAATTTCTCTTATTACAGGTGTAATTGTATTACCAGATGGACCCACAATAGTATTTGGGTTTTTTTCAAATTTGACGTTTTGCATTTTTTATTGCCTTGTTAATAATATTTATTATATTTTCGTTATTATTAAAGGACTCTCGCCATGAAGAATAATTTCTCACAATAGACCACATATTTAATTTCTTTGCTTCTTCTAAAAATTTATTATAGTTACTTTTTTTATTTTTACATTTTTTTAATTGTTCTTCGTATACAGGTACTTCATCAGGATAATAATTATACCCAACTGATAGATCCATTAATTCTAGATTTCGTTCATAAATCCCTTGTTGCTCTTCTGTTAGTTTAGTTAAGTCTAATTTTTTAAACCGTGCTAATCCGTATCTAGGTATACCAGGTATATTATCGGATTTATCTCCTGTTACAGCTCTATAATTTAAATATTGTTCCTTAGTTACTCCTGTATATTCTTCAAAATTATGTAGTGTGACTTCTTTCTTTTTAATGGGACTATAAATTCTTGTATCAATAGATATTGTTTGTAATAGATCTTTATCAGTAGTTACTATAACATTTTTTCCATTTAGACGTGTTGATAGCCATGCCATTAAATCATCAGCTTCCATTCTAAGTGGGTACATATTATGTACACCTAATAACGAAATAACATATTGTATTTTTTCTGCATACTCGAGTACATCTTTAAATTTATCATCATCTCTATTCGCTTTATATTCTACAGTAATAATTTCATTTCTGAAATTAGTAGAAGGCCATTCTAGCTTCTTATCCCATGTACAATAAATTTCTTTTGGTTGAAATTTATCTACATAAGATTTCAGGGACCGTAGAAATAGAAATACTTGCCCAGGACTATTTGTTTCGTCTAATTTAAAATTATTAGTCCAAAAAATTCGATATAATAGATTGTTGCCGTCTATTATAAGATTATTTGTTCCACCATTTTTCATTTTTAATATACCACATTATAGTATATTTTAAATCATCGGCAAATGTCTTTTGAGTTTCAGAAAATTCTAATTGATTTCCTGATTGAATCATCATATTTCTATACATTGAATCTCTTAAACTATATCTAAGATCATGACCTTTTCTATCTTCAACATAGCTAATTAATTTTTTAGGCTTTTTTAAAATCTTTAATATTAGATTTACAATTTCAATATTAGGTATTTCTGAATGGTATTCTGAGTCGGGAGCAAGGTTATATATCTTTCCTGCGTCTCCTTGCGTTAATACGTTGTATATTTTTTCGCAATGGTCTTTGACATATATCCATTGACGTATGTTATTACCTTTTCCATATACTGGAATTTGTTCATCATTATTAGCTTTGTAAGTAATAACTGGAATAAATTTTTCCGGGTATTGCCTGGGTCCGAAGTTATTTGTACATCTTGTTATAATAACATCCTTTTTATATGTCTTGTGAAAGGATAGTGCCAGTAAATCTGCTCCAGCTTTTGTTGCTGAATATATAGATGACGGTTCTAATAAATCGTATTCTTCGCTCGGGTCAGAATTAAGTTGTAAGCTCCCATATACCTCATCTGTTCCTACTTGAAGAAATCTTGTGCTGTCAGGTAGTTGTTTTAGTATTTGATATACACCTATATAATTACTATCGATAAAAACATCACCATCTTTGATGCTATTATCTACGTGTGACTCAGCAGCAAAATTTACAATATAGTCATATACCGCACGCGGCCGACCGAGCTTAAAATCTGCAATGCTCTGATATATTATATCTAGCTTATTGCTATGACCAGCAGTATGTTTATATAAATCCCACAGATAATCTTCAGTGTTTTGTGATACGCAATAACTATAACTATCTACTATTGTTATTTTGCAATTTTTACATTTTTTACATAGTAGCTCAACAAAATGACTTCCAATAAATCCTAATCCGCCGGTTACTAATATATTTTTATCTTTCATCTGCTAATTCCTTGGTAAAGTATGTTTCCCTTTCGCTCAATATTCTCATTAACGATTCTCGTTCGGACGGCATGTCTAATCCATGTATCTTTAATTTATCCGCTGATAGAATACAATTAGATCTGTTAGCAACAATATGTTGTTTTAATTCATTATAATTAATAAATTTCCAATTTGGGTTCCATAGTCCATGTTTATCTAAGATTTCACAAATTTGTGCTGTTGAGAGAGGTTTTGGATTTACACAATTATACACACCGACTGGTAAGTCTTCAATATTAATAATCTTCTTAATTACAAGGAGCAAATCTTCTATCACAGTCTTAGAATTTACTTCATCGAGAATATTATTATATTTTAAAATTTTACTCAAATAATTCTTTTGTGAATTAAAATCATTACAAATTGGCATTCTAATTCTTAATATATAAACATTAGAAAAATTCTTTAAGCATAATTCTGCTGCGTGTTTTGTCTTACTGTACCAACTGCTATCAGGGTTGAGCAGTCCGAAGTTTGGTTCGTCTTCTTCCGTGTAATGTACATCTCCTGGTCCGTCGTATATACAGCCAGAAGTAACATTAATAATTTTTATATTATGTTGTTCGCAAAATTGAGCTAAAATAGTAGGGAACGTTACATTTAAATCCCAGCATATTTGTTTATTTTCCTCACAAGCGTCTACGTTTGGCTTACCGGTGAACCCAACGCAATTAATTATCCATTTAATTTGATGACCTCGAAATTCAGATATTAAATTATTGAATAATGTTTCTTTTAATTTTTCTGGAGCAGTATACGGGTAATTATATAAACGAGTAACATCGTATATATTTTCTAATGTTTCAAAAAAGTATTTATAAGCTTTTTTCCCGATATAGCCGTTACCTAAAACAATTATTTTATTCATTTGATTAATTATCTCTTTCTTCTTGTACGTCTCTAAAAAAATTAATATCGCCTACACGTCGTAATAATGTTTCTATTGCATCATAATCTTGAGGTGTCTTACCAGAAATTACTACTACACTCTCTCCCTTGATATCATAACCTAATAATACGAACGATTTTAAGTGTTCAGCTAAATAGTCATTAATAACTGACATATCTTGTTCACTAGTTTCAATAGACTCGGCTGCATTAATACTAGATTTTAATAAACTGTCGAAGTTTCTAGGCCTTGATGTTGTTTTCTTCATTAGGAGTAATATTCTTTTCAATTAACTTCGTTATAATTACCTCCATACTATCAGTTTTTAATTGATAATTTTTAAAGCGATTACCGTCGTTTAATTCAAATTTAAAATCCCCGCTCCAGTCATAATTAACATAACAAGTTATATATAGAGCGGCTCGTTCCGGATTAATCATTATAGTCCATCTACGAGGATCATTTGATGTATAATCTGAGAAAATTCTATTTACTGTATATCCGTTATCCCTTAAACGTTTAATAAAATATCCACACGTCGTAACTTTATTTTTCATTAGTTTTTATAACTCGTACTAACAAACGTAAGTTCGATATTATCAATATTAAGTTTAAGCATAAGCATTTTATATTGGTTATTTATATTAATAATCGCCTCGTTAAAATTTAATATAGAAATAAGTCTAAATAACTCAATATCTAAGATTAATTCATAATCCAAATCTTCTCCGTCATATTCATTTGCTAATAAAGTCGTATAACTATCTACGTTCTGTAGTTTTTTATCTGATAACTCGGCATATACATTTGTGTTTTCAGTTTTAATATATATTTTACTAGATTCAGTTACAAATGGGAGTGCTTTTAATATTGTACTATTTTTTTCTTTTGTTAATTTAAATTTTGTATCAAATGTAATACTATCTATTTTATTAAAATCAAAAGGATTATTGTTTGATAAACTGTCATCAAATAAATGATATTTAAATCTATTGGAATTATCACTATATGTAATGCAATTTTTTTCTATTTTAAGATGTATATCGTTTTCATCTAAGCACGATAAAATCTTAATTAATTTTATTGTATCAGGTAAGCATATAGTACATTCCTCGGGATGGTCATCCCAACTGATCTTATATTCTGCTTTAAGAAAAATATTAGAATTATTATGAACTATAGTAGATATAGTATCGCGTATATCTAACGTCGCAGATGAATTTAATCTCGATATAGGATTAAGAAAATTTTGAATAAAATTGTCTTTATTCTTTATTGGTAGAATCATTCTTATCGTCTAATTTGATTCGTATATTAATCTCTTTTGCGTTTTTTGCAACACGTTTTTCAATTAAATCAACAAATTTAGTAATCTGTTTTTCTACAGAACATACTCGCTCTATTAAAGTATTCAATAGAGCGGGATCATATGAATGAACTTGAACCTGTGAAGCGACTTGACCCACTTGTGGAGGAGGTACAATTTGTGGTTGTGGTTGCACCGGTGGTGGTTTTTCATAAATTTCCTTATTTAAAGGAATGTCTTGCATTGTAGCGCTCTTTTGAACAATATCTTTATTCAAGCTGTGAGCTTGTGCATTGATATTATGTATTGCGTACTTTACAGCGTCGTCGTCGTTCATTTGTTAATCGAGACTATCTAGTAGCTCTTTTACTTTATTATCATCAACTGTGGAATCTGACTCTTTTTTTGATGTTGGCTCTAGATCATCAAAATTTAAATCATCTTCTTCTTTAGTAGATGTGTTTGTTGTCTCTTCTTTTACTGTTGCGGCTGCTACAGAGTCTTCTGTAATACCGTGATAATGCTCATTAAGCATTACTTGTAGTTCATCATAACTCTTAACAGGAAAAACATTTTCTAAATCAAATGTTTGATCGTATACATCCTTAATAGTATCATCCGTTACTCCTGTAAGTTTTGAAGGACTAACAAACCTCGAACTAACATATGTTGGATATCCTCCTTGCTCTTCTACTTTAACACGGAAGTTACATCCATCGCCTGAAAGATCAAAAATACGTTCACCAAACTCATCTACATCCTCGCCTTCCATCGCCTCCATTACAATTTTATGTAATTGACGTCCAAATCGAAGAATTTTTACCTTACCTTCGTTCTCAGGATTATCTGGATCTTTTACTACATAAACGTTTACTAGCCAATTTTCCCTACGGTTTAAAGCTTTTGCTTTTTCTTTTTCCTCCTCAGAACCAGTCCTAGAGAGCCTATAACGAGCCTCAGCAATAGGGTCTCTTTCGCCCCATGTCTGAGGGCTAATAGCGCTTAGATATTGACCAGTCATTTCACTGACCCACCCATGTGAATAATAATGAAAAAACGTTTTACCTGGGTCTTTTTCAAATGGAACTAAACGTAGTGTATATGTATTACCCGGTTTTAACCGCATAATATTACTAGTTGTATTCTGTTGTGCGGATTTTACCATCGCACCCTTAATTGATTCAAACATATTCGTTGTCATTTTCTTTTTAATATTTTATTTATAGTTTTAGTTAATTTTATTCCCAATGGTTTGATTTTTTTCGAGAATGTATATCTCGATCTCAAACTACTCAAAGTATTATAAAAGCTATTACATACAAATTCAACTATATTTTTTTCTAGCTTAATATTTTTTTCCGACAAGTCGAGAGCTAACAGACAATAATAACTAATATCTCCTTTTTTTAAGTCTAAAATAAAGTCGGGATATATTCCTTTTTGTATGTTTAAATAGTTCTTACAGTCAATTAATTTATGGTTAACACACTTATCATAGATAAACTTAAATCCGTTTCTTAGTCGAGTAATATTAAATTGATGATCAGGGATGGTTAATTCGATTTCTCCTATATATTTTTTATAAGTCGAGATAGCACCAAACGTATTATAAAATTTAAGCGGTACATACTTTTCACGGTGTAATTGATAAGGGGCATTAAAAAATATATTTAGATCTATTTTTTTGTTTCTTAATGTTTGTGATATTTTTTTAAGTAAAACATATTTCTCGTCGTCTAAATTATTAAAATTTTTTCTTGGTGTAAATCCTTTTTTGCTTCTAACAGCTTTAAGATATGTATTATATATTGTTTGCTCAAACATTGATAATTCATTCATAAATTTATAGAATTTTTTTTGAGATATTTAGTTATATATTTACTTTTATATAAATACGGATCATGTTGTAAAAATGTTTTTACTAATTCAAAATTATTATCTATTAATAGTGATTCTTTAAAGAGGTCTCTATATCTTTTTTCTTTTAAAATTAATAAAAATACATTTGCAAGGTTAATCTTTCTGTTCTCGCAAATAGAAATAACACTACATAGCATTAAAAATGTATGTACAATATCTTTTTTTTCTAAAATTGTATATGGGTTATCCATTATATACTGCATTCCGGTTTAGCGGTTCAAATTGCTTACTTAAAGCTAGTACATTATCATTTAATATACCACCAGCTGCATATTCATGACCACCACCGTCACATATTTTTTTTGCGAATTTGCTTAAATTAAAATCAACATCTCTGTTTCTACGTAAATATACTCTCTTATTTTTTAAATTAATCATCATACATACATCACATTCATAACTATCAACTATATATTGTCCTAAATCGTTAATATATTCACTAGCAAACGTACTAATAAAATTATATTCTTTACCAGCAATAGAGAGTGTCGCTTTAAATAAATCTATACTATCTCTCATTTTTTTAAATTTATAAAAATGATAACTAATTATTTTATTTTGTTCATTAGTAAACCCGAAAAATCCGTTTTCAAAATCATTAATAAAATTCTGTAATTTATCGCCGTTTTTATACCAAAGATAAAAATTCAATTTATTACTTTCAGGGTATTTTAATTCATAACAATCATAATCATTTGCAAATGCTATTAATTTTTTCTGTTCTGTAGTTAAATTAATTTTTGGATACATATGACGAAATGTTTGATAGATGAGCTTACTACATGATTGTTGGTTTACATCAATAAACGTTTTTGCAAAATCGTACTCATTAATATGAGATTTATGATGATCAAAAATAATTACATTCGGTTTATCTATTAAATCTTTAATTTCAGTTGTATCTAGATCAAAGAAATATACTCTTTTATAGTTTTCAATTTTATTATGATTTAACCATCCTAATAATTTTTCTCTTATATTAGAGACCTTCATACTTTTAACGTTACGGCTTTTGGTTTAGTTTGCTTAAACCATGTATAAATTAAATAACTACAGCAGCCATCAAGATCTAAGTCAGTAAAAATTATTTCATCCTTGGACATTGTATATACTTACATTACTCTCCCGAATTGTACAGCATCAGTTTCCGCAGTATTGACATCTTCATTAATGTTTAAATCATTGTTCTCCATAAGAGTAAGAGTATTGTAATCTATAGAAACTCGAGTGCTACCTGTATTAGAGCCAAATCTATTTTTAATGATGCCTATATGAAGAGCATTATCTTCTTCATCTTCTTCTGTTCTCCAAATACTTACTATAACATCTGCAGTTGATCCTAATCCGTAGCTTTCTCCAATAGCCTCTAATCCAGGGCCTCCTGCATTGTTACCATATCCTGTTCTATTTACTTGTGTAGCAGATATAATTGGGCATTCAAATGTATATGACATTGCTCTTACTTGTTCGGAAATACTTTTAATGCGCTCATATGAATTATTACCATATGTACTTGCTAAGAGATTTAAATAATCGAGTATTATAATATCAGGTTTAAATTTGTTATTAATTAATTTCTTAATAAACCCTTCAAGCTGGATGGGGGTAATAGAGCTCGGTGCAAATTCTTTAATTATTATATTCGCTCTTGGGTGTGTCATTTTAAAATTATCTACTTTTTCTCTTAGTGTATCTATATGTTCATCTAAATGGTTTATAGGTAGTCCTGTAAGTTTAGATGTAATTCTTTTACAATAAATCATTTCAGACATTTCAAGAGAAACAACTAGTACGTTTTTATCTGCTGCAGCCGCATTACTTGCTATATTACTTAAAAATATAGATTTACCTACATTAGTGGGTCCTGCAAAAATATACATACTACGACCTTGTTCTAAAAACCCTCCACCTAATCTAGCATCCAACCAAGCCCACCCGGTTTTAATCTTTTGTTCGCGTGTTGTTAAATCAGTAATATGCTGCTCTACATCTTTAAAATAATTATGACCTACGTTTGTTGTGATAGAAATATTACATGCTTTTGAAAATTTATCATAGATACTTTTTACATCTCTCTCTTTATTATCAACAATTTCTAGAAATGTATTAAACACAGCCTGTTCTTGTAAGAATTTTTCTGTATAAGAAAGTAATATATCGTTAGATAATTCTATTTTTAAAACATCAGTAATTTTCTTACTTGCCTGGTAATGTTGTTTAAGTTGAGGTGTATTTAAATATAGCTCTAATTCAGTGTGTGTAGGTCGTCTATTATTTTTTCGATATAAAGCTTGTATGATTTTAATTATTTGTTGAAAATCTTTATTTTTGAAGAATTTATAATTAAGATTATCAATAACAGAATTTAGATACATTTCGTCTTCAAGACAGTTCTTAAAAACTACTTTTTCTAAATATTCTAAATCTATATCTAAGTAATTACTTTCGTTTGTTAGCATGTTCTAACAGAGTATTATAGAGGTAATCTTCTGATTTGCTATACTCCTCTGTGTGGGCGAGGAGGCCCGGGGATTCGTGAATAACGTGAATAGGGGCAGTAATTAAGCGCAACCCGGCGAGATGACAATCTAAACAAAACTTTAAATCATAATGATGAAATCCTTTAATATTAGTATCAAATTTTATTTTTTTCTTTGCGATTGATTTAGTTCGAACGGCTAAAAATACACCGTCTAATAATATTACCTCTTTGGGTGTCGCACCGAATATTGTAGGAGAATAATCTGTATTGTTTTGATAATGTGATACTACTCCGGATAGAGTTTCTTTTTTACATAATAAATGCCATAAACATGGTTTTATAACTTGTAATTTGCTGCCACCTGCAAGACCGACTACGTCGAATCCTTGTTTAAATAAATTACGAATTTCTATTAAAAAATTTATACTATCAATAAACACATCATCGTGTATAAATAAAATACAATCATATTTTTTTAGATTTTGTGGTGTTAGATAATTATTATAAACAGCGCATAAGCCGTTAGTATTGTCATAAGTAGGTTGTAGATCAAAAGTAGTTACAATATTATTTTCGTGATAAGATAAACTTTTAGATAATCTACAAGTTTTAAATCCAGTTCTAGTAGCTTGCGTGGCTACTGCTATTAAAGTTTTCATATAAAAAACGGAGAATTTATCTCAAAAGTTTGTTTTTCGAGGAATGTATTTCTACTAAAATTAAATTCATATATTATTCCTTCTTCTACTAATTTCCATCCAGGTAATTGAATCGAACTAAAAGATCTGTCATCGGTAAATAGTGTTGATCCAGATCTAAAAATCTGTAATCTACCCATGTTTGGCTCATACATCCAACATCCAAATGTACCTTCAAGCTCTGATAATGCGTTTTTAATACCAGACATATATATCAGCGGTAATATCACACTACTATCGATCTTATTTGTTTTGCTTTTAAGTTCATATTTCTCTTTTAGTTCATTAAAATTTTGTAATACTCCGTTGTGTGCTAAATATGTATCTTTATACATAAATGGGTGAGATGTGTCACTGTTAAATGTTCTAACTTCAGATGTTGGAGATTGTACATGTCCTAGATAATATATACAAAAAGGATTCTCTTCTATACGCTTATCAAAATCTTGTTCATATTTTGTTGCAACTTTAATGTCATTTTTCATTCCTCCCGGGAATAACATTGTTACACTTCGTACGAAATTACCTCTTTCAGAGTTTTTTGTATATAATTCTCTAAAGGTTTTAATATCAGTTGATCCAAAAATTCCACACATATCACTTTAATTGTATGAACTTTACATCTGTAAAGCAACTTAAATTGTTACCTCCTGCATAAGAAATAGAGCTTCTAAGTGCCTGTTGTATCTCTTGTAATCGTACCTCATATTCTGGAGCAAGTTCTAGGTCGACTTGTTTTCCTTCAACGAAGTGCAATCTATCTTCATTTTGTTTATATGAGGTACTTCCATAATATTCTTTTACGCCTCGGACAACTTTAGCAGGCGAATCTGCACACGGTGCAAAAAAAGAACCAGACATAACACAATCAGCTCCGGCAACTAATGCTTTTGCAATATCGCCAA